CACATTGACTCTCACGGGAGTGTGTACCTGCTTTGCATTGCTCGCGAAGGGTGCCTTTTATTTGGGCAACTCCGATGAGTACCGTAAGCAGGTATTTGTGATGTGTACCGCACTTTGTGCGTTAGTAGCGGTGGTGGGAGGTGCAGATGCACTTGTAGAGAAAGGGATGGCCTTCGTTGCCATCTGGCTATTCTACAGGAGCCTGGACATCCCATACTGTGAACCCCCACTGAGGAACGTTGCGGAAGAGATTGAGAATATGGCCAAAGAGTCTTCGGTGGATGAAGAATTCTTGGCATTTCTAATCCTGGAAGCAAGCTTTACGCCGCGCACGGTTGCTACAGCAAAAGACCTGAAGTTCCGCGCTCTCAATTGGATTCGTTCCAATCGAAAGGGCTGGAATGGAAAGACCGTTTGCATGCAGCTAGCAAGGGGGTTGGCCCTTGCAATGCAGATGAATATGGTGGAAGAGATAGCGATGAAGAGTTGGTCAGAAAACCTACATGGAATGTGGGGCATGTTCAATTGGAACAAGACTGGCTTGACACCGCCCCACCTATTCAACGATGTTGCCCTCCAAGCCACTAGAAAGGCTTACGAGGGATTTGCATCGATGCCCAAGGCGTGACAGTCCCCTGTGATCGCAAATGCAATTTGTGTGGAAGGTAAGGTGATAGAGAAACCAGGAACTGGCAACTCTATCATACACCTACCGCCGTTGAATTGCGAGCACAAGAGATTGTACACCAGGCTGGCTAACTTCGGTGAGCCTGCTACGGTGTATGCGCATGAGAACTGCATAACCAACCAACGCGTCTCCCTCTCCAACCGGGTATTGGGGGAGGTGCCCAAGCCTACACCCGAAGGCTTGAAGGAACTGCGCAAGGCAGCAATAGCGTTGTCTAGGTGTTTACCTAAGACCTCTACGCAGGACTGGTATGACATGCCAAATTCGTATAGTGGCTTGAAGAAGCTGCGGTACACTTTGGCTGCCGACCGGGTCCTCCAGAATGGGCTTACTAAAGCCGACGCAAAAATTTCTGCATTTGTGAAGTTCGAGAAAACCGTGATGAACCCAGAGAAGGTGAATCCGGACCCACGAATGATTCAATTTCGTGATCCAAAGTATTGCGTCGCTCTATCGAGATTTCTGAAACCTATCGAACACAACCTCTATGCTTTTAGAGGGGACGGTAGGTGGATTCCCCAAACCCGCCTGGTGGGTAAGGGTTTGTCTCAAACGGAGCGTGCGATGCTGACGGTCAAGAAGTGGGGTCAGTTCCAAAATCCAGTGTGCTTAAGCATCGACATGAGTCGGTTCGATAAGCATGTGGACCGAGCTCTCCTGCAAATCGAGCATTCGGTTTATACGCGTTGCAACAACGATCCCGAGTTTGCCCAACTGTTATCATGGCAGTTGGATAACGAAGGAAAGACGTCGCACGGTATCCGATACAAGACTAGCGGGAAGAGAATGTCGGGGGATATGAACACGGCATTGGGCAATTGTATTATCGTGATTGTTATGGTTCTGGCCTTTATGAAAGGTAAGTTCTTTGACATTCTCGATGATGGGGATGATTGCTTGTTGTTTGTGGAGAAATCTATTTTGGCATGGGTCGTGGAAACACTTCCTATAGCGTTTAGAACCTATGGCATGACTGCGAAGATCGAGGGCATAGCGCACCAATTGTCGGAAATACAATGGTGTCAATGCAAACTCGTACAGACCAGTGAGGATGTGTGGAAATACGTTCGATCGCCGATCAAAGTGCTTGCAACAGCCTTGGGAGGGACGAAGTATTTTACCAACCTGAAGGGCCGTAGGAAGATTTTAAACACCATAGGACTAGGTGAGTTAGTACTCAATCTAGGAGTGCCTGTATTGCAAGAGTTTGCCCTGATGGCAATTCGCAATGCGGCCACCTCCAAGTTTGTTGAATTGGATGAAGTGGATTCCATGTACTTTCGGCTCCATCGTGAGCTAAAGTATCATGGGTTACCTGGCTTGGCCAAGGTTACACCCAAACCAATCACAGATTTGGCGCGACAGAGCTTTTCCGAAGCATTTGGAATCTCTGTTGATGAGCAATTGAACTACGAACGGCATTTCTCACAGGTACAACTTGAATTGGGGGGAGATCAGGTGGTAGGAATTGAGGTGGACGTGACTAACTGGGCTCCAGTTGTGGTCAGTTCGCCCTCCCACTACACCCCTTAAGGGAATTCTATGTTGAACCGCAAAGTTACGACAAAGAAGCAGGCCAAGCGTCGCCAACGCAAAGCCAACCAAAATGGAGTACGAACATCACTCAGTGGTGTGTATTCTGCGCAAGGGCAACCTTCGCGCCTCCAAGTCGCCCCGGTCAGCACTGCAAGGCAGTTGCGATCGAGTGCGCCCCGAGTTGTAGGGAGTTACAACACATGTAGAATAGTACACCGAGAGCTTATTGCTAGCATTCAAGGGACTGCGGGTTTCTCCGCAGGTACGCCATTGTATCTCAATCCGGGATTACAGGCGACCTTTCCATGGCTAGCAACTCAAGCTATTGGGTGGGAAAAGTACGAGTTCAACGCAGTTAGGTTTATGTATTATCCAAGATGTAGTACGGCAACACCAGGTTCATTCATGATGGTGCCAGATTACGACGTTTTGGATGCCGCACCGACATCAGAGAGAATAGCATCGACGTATCAAGATGCCGTAGCTGACGCACCGTGGGTGGAGAACGTCATGTCATTGGATCGAAAGTCCATGAACATGTCGACTCCCACGCACTATGTGCGCACAGGGCCACCTCCGGGTGGCTCTGATCTACGGTTGTATGATTCGGCGATTGTATTCCCTTGCACGATGGATGGCACGGTTGTCAATTGGGGGAAATTGTGGGTAGAGTACGATGTCACGTTCTCGATTCCTCAGCTTCCCGCAATTGGCGTTACTGGACTAATTGGGTATTCGGCTACAGGATTGCCTACCTCAACGCAGATACTCGCGTTTGAGGCACAACCACCTGAGTCGACAGCTATTATCGAGATAGTTAATGAAACCTGCACCTTCCTTATTGGAGGGAGGTTTTATTTTAATTATATTGCTAATGCTGGAACTGTGACCGAAGTGGTAGGACCAGTGTTCACGGGCGGTGCAGCTTCGGTTGCTCCGGCCAGTGGAACCTGGCCTAACGGCTCGGCCGTGTATTGGGCAGGAGGCTCAGGCACAGCAAATTATGCGTTATCGTTCATTATTGATGCACCTGTGGGTGGTGTTGTCACATTG